GTATTTCTGTGTAGTGGTTATTTCCTTAAATATATTCGTTGCATTAAGATATGCGGCTCCCCATTCTGTAAGCTCTACACTAACGGTATCATTCAAATCTATTTCTATCATAAATATTCCTTTCTCATTAGTGTTACGTTAATCCTCAATGGAATACAATGCCTGCATACACTCAAAGGGGAAAGATGAATTTAAAGCGTCATATATTTCTTTCGGTATATCATCTTCGCTTTCAAAATTACCTTCAACACTTTCAGATCCAAATGCTGTTGCAACATGCTTCTCTTTATACTCCTTACCATTAATGGTTGCGGTTGTTTCCCATCCGTTAGAGGTTACTTCGATTACTATCTTATTCATTACTTTCCTGTTTTGAATTTCTTGTTTATTTCTTTTTCAGCAGCTCTGGCCCCTTTCTTGAAACCTTCCACAAAGCTGTCAAAACAAGCTCTATGGATTTCTAAAGTACATCTTCGCATAAGTGGACAAATCGAACATTTTTGGCTAAGTCCGGCTGACTTCTTGGCTATTTTCGTTACATTTTTCATTGGAAACTTAAATTAATTATTACGATTTCTTTCCGCTGCGACTTCACTCATACACATCTTGCACCAGGAGGTGAGACATCGGTATTCCTTATCCCCACATCTGACAGTCCTGTTATAGAACCGGTGGAGCGGAAGGGAACGTCCGCAATGCGGACAAACCTTTCTTCCGGCTTCCGTACCTGCAACCGTCTTGGCTTTACGGTGTACAAGCGTACATCCCCTGCATTCATCCAGTCTGCCTTTGTATTTCCGGCATTTGTGCAGGGAGATGCGCCCGCATGGAGCGAATTTCTCGCAGTCGAATCTGGGTTCTGTATGATAGATGTTCATACGGCACTGTCCATCAAATCAAACAATGTGGGTGCGCTAACTTCCATCTCCGCCTCATACAGATATGAAAGACTGTCTTTCCAATAGTCATAATTCAGTTCAGTAGATAATCCCTTACGTTTCAGTCTGATGGCACAATAAGGTACTGTGCCGATACCTCCGAAGGGGTCAAACACCAGCTCACCCTTGTTTGAGTACCGTTCAATCAGTCTTTCAACGATATCGAGCTGAAGGGGACAGATGTGGTTCTGCCGTTTCTTCTGTGACTGCTTGGTATTAAGCGTGCGCATACGGGTGACATCATCCCATATCCAGGGCTTCTTGCTTACCGGGTCAACGGCCATGAAGGTTTTTGGCAGCTTACCGTAGGATTCCAACTCTTCGGCAAATGCAACGTGTTCCTCGTAGTTATAGATATGCTCGCGTTCATAATTACGGAACAGATGGCGTATCTTGTCAATACCAGCACCTTTCATGTCCTCATAGCTTAACAGGGAGTTGCCAGATGATTTCCAACTTGCATGGGCGTCTATCTGCCAGCGGGCCAACGAGTATTCACTCTTGTTCTTTGTCACCGGCAAGTCAGCGTATGCACGTGAGGTATCAGAAGGTAGTTTTCGGAAGAGAAGAACATATTCCGGGCAACCGATACCCATCTTTGAACCGTCCTTACACATTTCAGTATAGCCAAGTCGGTAAGTCTGGTTATTCTCCCTTACTACATCCGTATCCACCGTGATACGTCCCATGTAACGGAAGCCGTGTTTCATGTAGTGGAATACTGTCATTTCGCTGAAGGGGTCAATGGTGGGCATGCCGTCGCCCGTGGCATTACCAAACAGTACACGGTCTTTCACATGGATGCAAGCCAACCGCCCCGGCTTCAATATGCGCATAAGTTCAGGCGTAAGGTAATCCATCTGCTCAAAGAACTTGCCGTTGTCCTCATTATGTCCGAAATCATTATAGGTCGGAGTGTACTCATAGTGGTTGGAAAACGGGATGCTGGTTACAATCAGATCTACCGAATTATCTTCCATCTTCTGACATTCAAGAACATTGTCGTTATTGATCGCTTTCCAAAGTTTACCGAATTTTTCCTCACGACTGGCGAACATCCACCGCATCATCTTCTCTTTCGCTTTCAGCCCATACAGTCCGTTTTCACGTACTATGCCGGTCATCTTGGCTACCATCTCCTTATGTTGTGCCCATTTCTGCATGAAGCTCTTGTATATCTCTCCCTCGCTTTCCGCATAGACCAAGTAGAGGTCAACTGGATGTTTCTGCATGAATCGGTAGATACGGGCTATCGCCTGGAACTTATCGTTGAAACGGTAGTCGATAAACATGATTGCCTTGTGACAGTGGTACTGGAAGTTCAAACCCTCACCAAGCATTTCGGGTTTAGCTGCAAGGTATTTCAAACGGCCATCTTTGAAATCAGATATAACCTTGTCGGCTTCTTCATCATTCTGTGAGCCGTACACAGCCTTGCATCCGGGAATAACCCGACAAAGTTCTTCACGTTCCTTTTCTAAGTCATGCCATAGTAGAAAATGCTCATCTTTATTTTCGGGGCGGTTAATGATTTCCACCACACGGGCCATTTTTTCAGACATATTATCCCGGCGTTCTTTCGCTGCATCAGCAAGTCCGAGAGCAGCTTCACGGAACATCTTCACTTGTCCGTCACGGTCGGTACCGGCAGTGGAGTTATCCACGCTTACGACTTCTTCATGTACACGAAGTTCCGGCAGTTCATATCCAGTATCGGGATAACCGAGGTCGGACGGTTTGGTGAGGAACAACGCCCATGTAGATACCCATAGCCAGAACTCCTTTTCCTTGTGCGGATAAAGGGTAAAGTTATTCGCTTTCGTGCTGTCTCGCTGGAAGAACCTTGTAAGTGCCTGCCCGGTATCCATCACTCCAAGGTAGCCGGCATAGTGTATCAGCTCCTTGTATCTGTTGGGTGATGGCGTGGCAGTGGCAACAAACCTGTACGGAACTTCTGCAAACAGAGGAAGAAACTCCTGATAGGTCTTGGTCCCGAATCCACGTAATACGCTCGCTTCATCCAATGAGGTAACGGTAAAGTAGGAAGGTTCTATTCTTATTCCGTCTTCACCGTCACGGACACGTTCATAGTTTGTCACCATGATATTGGTCGGACATTGCTTTACCTCCTGCATAGTACGTACATAGTTCACTTTCATGCCCAGATGCTTTTCGGCCTGTGTCAGGAACTCCACTACTACACGCTTGGGGCAAACTATCAACCCTTTGCCTCCTGTGCGGTTCAGGATCACCCGCAGTATCTCCAACTGAGTTACGGTCTTCTGCATACCGAAGCTGGAGAATATCGCCCTGCAACCGCCGGAAACAGCCCAACGTACTGTATCTTTCACATGGGGATATAAGTACGGGGTAAGTTCATCAGCCTTAACTTCAAATCCTGTCTGATGGCTGATTGCCATCTTGTCTTTCAAAAATTCTATATAATCTTTCATTATGCTATTCTTTTTTTGATTAAACTCATGTTCTTTTCCACAAGCCTTATAATGCGGTCATGATACTCTGATGTTCCGTTGCATACGGCTCTTGACTGTACTATCTGAAAAGATTTAAGATTCACTTCGATGGTTTCCACATGTTTTTCTCCGGCTATGGCTGTCATGATCAGGCATTCACTGCGTCTGTAATACCTGTTGGCGTATACACAATGGTGCATGGCTTTGCCCTCCTTGTAGAACTGGGTTACGCTTTCAAGCGGACGGATGGTTATGCCGTCGCCTTTGATTTCCATGCCGAAGAATCTTTCCATCCGGTTGTAGAATGATGCTATATCCTCCTTGAGCTGCTTTTCTTTTTGGATAGCCTTTATTCTGTCCCTTTCCCTTCTTTGCCTTGCCTCAATTTCATTTTTCTTTCTTAGTAATCTGTCGTGCTCGGCTTTTAAATTTTTGGGACATACGTATTTGGCGTTATGCAGATCCTTGTGGAAATAGGACAGCAGGCTTATATAGTCATTCCACATGCTTGCATCTCTGATTATATAACGGTTGCGGTTGCAGATGTTGAAGGACGGTTTATATCGGAGTTGGTAATAGCCCGTTTTGTACATGTGCTTTAACATATCCGTCTGTCCGGTCTTGATACATAATTCCGCATCATTGCCACCTTTCAGAAGGTCTCGTACAAGTTTTGAGGGGGGTACATCGGGGAACCGTTTCCCGATTCCCCGCTTTCTCAATTCCGAGATCAGTTTCTTTCTTGGATATATCCATCCCCATATCGCATATAGGTCTCCACGATAATTCCAGCTGTAACTGCCGTATTCACCCTTTATGCTCAGTGGTTCCGAATATATCCATCCGCTGCTTCCCATATTCATCGGTTTTGCCATGATGGTGCGTTTCCCCTCGACGGTGATCCATTCCTGAACCACTTCAAAGAAAGTATAGTGAATATAATCCTGTCTGCTGTTCAAATCAAAATTCCTTTTTCTGACGTACTTGCAGCATAGTATATGTCTTATGATTTGGAACTCTCCGGCGGTCTGTAAGATGGACATATACTTTTCTTCCTCGACTTTTCGTTTCCGGCTGACCTTTGCGTCCAGTTTGTGGTGGCAGTATGGGCATTCGGTCGTATCACCGAGCAGGGTGGTTCCCAGCTCGCTATTGCTTGTGTCTATCCATGTTCCGCCGCACTCGGAACACCATAGCTCATCCTTGCACCTATATGCTTCGTGGGTGAATATATGTTCTTTCGCCCATTCTTTTTGTACTTCGGTAACGGCGGACAGTTTGCCGCTTAGTTCGGTTACACGTTTCTCAAGTTTCGTTCTCGGTTTCATGATTAGAACAGGCTCATTTGTTGGACATTATCATCCGCTTTCTTTCGGACGTTTTTCTTCCTGAGTGTCTGGTATTGTTCTTCCGCCAGCCGTGCGATTGCTTTGTCACGTGCCGCTTTCTTATCTTCTTCGGTGAGTTCCACAGGTTTGGCGGAGGATGATACGGACGTTTTCTCTCCGGCAGGCAGCCGGTTTATTTTGATATCGTCCTCATCATAGTAGTGCACTGCCATCCCGTAGACCTCCTCGTCTGAAATCGCTACGGCGTTACCACGCTTCCTGGCTTCACCCATGATATAACTACAGCATTCATCAATGCTTTTCTTCTCATTCGCATATTTGGGGGCGAACAGTGAATCTTCTTCCGCCCGTTTGTCCAGATAGGCTTTGATTGCCTGTTTGAAACTTTCATTACTTGCCATGGTTACTTAATTTTGAAGTGGTTGATAATATTTATTTGTGATTGATTCTGATGTTATACTCGCATAAGAATTTTCCTATATCGTCGCTTGCTATATTGGGAGGTGGTGCATTATCTCCGTATATAGCCCGTATTGCATCCTCATTTCCCCCGTATGCCTTCCAATAGGTGTAGGCAGTATGGTTGTTTGGAACGTTAGGAAAAAGTTCTGTGAAGGCGCTGAAATCGTTTTTAGCCTTTTTTTTGAGTTCCTGAATGTTTTTTACTCCCTCAATCATGGCGCACGCTGCATCTTCTATCCGGGTGAAACCTTTTTGGGATTGTTTCATGGCGGTTTCATTGGACAGTTTGACGTGCTCGTCTCTTCTATCCCTGCAAAAGTCCGATAGGGCTACCATAATGGACTGGTTGTTTATCCTGTTTCCCCAGACGAACTGTCCACGGCTTCCGTTTTTAAGCTGTGTGAAGAATATGCAAAGCTCGGCCAGATTGAGAAAATAATAGCTGGCCAATATGCTTAGCGCCGTTTCGGCAAGTTGTTGAGGTGCGATATCAATGCCTGCGTATCGGAGGATTGATTGCAGGTGCTCTGTGATAATCCTGACTGATGTGGCGTTGCCGAAGACAACATTGATGTCCGCAAGGGTGGGAATACCCTCAATCCTGATTGCTTGTGCTAATGTCAGGTTACAATTCAGCTGGGCTTGCGTGCCGGACCAGTCGTCAACCAATTGGGAGGCTGTTGATCCATTTCTCAAGGTCTGCTGGAGCGGTGTCAGTGTCTCCGGCTTTTTCCTGGATTGAGGTATCTGTCCTGGAGACATTATCACAGTGATCTGTTTTTGTAGGCTTGTTTCCATTTTGAAGTCTTTTTTCGATTATCCAAAGGTTAGCCCGGCTGTCCCATCGTTCAATTTTAGCCCCGTTGGTGTTTTTCCAGCTTAGCGCATCGAAGTGGTAGAAGAATATCTCTGCCTGCTGCTCCCAGTCCGGGAGCTTGTCACGGAAGTAATCTTTCACCTGTTCCAGGGTAGGGGCTATAAATTCGGTTTTTGGTTTTGAAGGCTTCTTTTTAGGTTTTTCCTGCTCGGGCTTAAATAACTCGCTAGAGTTATTATTATCTTTACTCTTAAGTCTTATATTAATGTTAGCCTTTTTACTTAAAGGTTTACTTAAGTCATTACTTAAGAGTTTACTTAAGGGTTTACTTAAATCATTTAAGTAATAAACGGGCGATTTCGCATTTTTCTTACCTGACTCAAACTGTAGTAAACCTTTTTGCTGTAATCTGTTCCTGACTTCAATTACGGTTGGTTCTGATATACCGGTTGCGAGGACGATTCGTCTGTTGGGACACTCAAACGGATTCTCCCAACCCCGACTATTGCACTCGTTCAAAAGGAAGAAGTACAAATAAACTTCGTTCGAGGAAAATGCTACACTCTGATGTGTCTTCCAAAATTGGTTTACGTAATCTATATAAGTCATTGTAGGTAAGAATTTACTTCGTTTATGAACTCCTGTAGTGAATGGCAGATAACATACTTGTTTTGGTATCTTTCTGCTTCTGTCTGCCACGTTCGTTGGTGCTCGCTCTGTGTACCCTTCGGTGTCTTCATCTCTATACAGAGGGAAGCCCATCCCTTTTTGGGTATGAGCAAAATCAAGTCTGCTACACCTCTCACTGCTCCTTCATACTTCATCCGTGCTCCTGTCTTGGCATCACGTTTGCCACCGTTGGGCACTGCAAAAAGCATACGAGCCAGTTTGGGATATTGTAACCGGAACCATACCAAACAATCATGTTGTATTTGGCTTTCTGATAATGGTGTTGTCTGTTTCCTCATATTCTTCCGTTGAATAGGTTCATTGCCATATCTACCACATTCTCCTTAACCACATCATCCGTCCCTGTCACTCCGTTGGCTATTCCTTTTTTGGTCTGAATGACATCATACATATATTTGTCGATAGTATCCTTTCCAAGATAGTAGTAACAGTTTACGTTGTTCTTCTGTCCGTTCCGATGTGCTCGGTCTTCTGCCTGCTCACAATCGGAGAAAGTCCATGGGAACTCGATAAACGCCACACGGCTGGAAGCTGTCAATGTAAGACCTGTACCTCCTGATTTGTAGTTAAGGATGATCAGCTTGCAAGAAGGGTCGTTTTGGAAGCGGTCTACCGCTGTCTGTTTTTGAGTAGCATTGTCTTCGCCTGTAACGGTGACAGCTTCAGGGAATATCTTCTTTAATTCCTGTACTACTTCTTTCAGGTAAGCAAAGACTATCAGTTTCTCACCTCCGTCAATCACGTCATGGATGAATTCGGAAAAGACTTTGATTTTTCCCCTGGCTGATATGGCTTTCAATATTCCCATTTTCACCATTACCTCGCCTCTTAATGCCTTGGCCACCTTTTCATCGTCCGCATTCTTGTAAGTTCGGAGATACTGTATCAGGTCGGCTTCCGCTTTGTCGTATTCTTTGCGATTGGATATGTCCACCTCTATATATTGGCGTGACTTGTCCGGCAACTGAGTGAGTACCTTGGCCTTTTCGCGCCGGAAGAAGCAGGTCGATGATAACCTCCAGTTCAGTTCTTTCACATTGCTTGACTGTTTAGGTCCATCGCAGAACCTCTCTACGAAATACTTGTATCCTCCGAAATCCTCTAATCGTCCCATTATCTTGAGTTGTTGTATAAGGTCTGTATTGTTGTTCACTACTGGGGTTCCCGTCAGTTCCAAGATATATTCTTTGCCTTTACATATTCCTTCTATGAACTTGGATTGCTGGGTCTTGGTGGATTTGCACTTGTGTGATTCGTCAATGACTACGGATTTGAATAACGATATTCGCGGGTCAAACTCAATGGATTTCATGGTAAACCGTGCATCCTCCTTTACTTTAAGTACAAAAAACTTTTTCAATGATTCATAATTTGTTATGAATATGTTGCAGCATTTAGTCTCAAAGAAACGGTGCCAGCTGGCTTTATTGCGATCATCCAGAATCATGGCATTTTTTCCGGCAAATTTCTTAAATTCACGTTGCCAGTTTATTTTCAATGCGGCCGGACAAATGACAAGGCACGGATACGCTTTTGCTATCGTAACCGTGCCTATTGCCTGTAATGTCTTTCCCAGTCCCGGTTGGTCCCCGAATATGCACCGCTTGTGCTGTAGCGCATAAGCGATGCCTTCTTTCTGATATTCGTACGGTTCCAACAGCAATTCGTGTGGAACCGTAAGTTTTGGAAGGTCGGGAATAGTATAGTCATTATACTCTCTTGTTGTCACTTTGTGCTGTACCCGGCTGCATATCCTTGTCTGTACCGCCCAATCTGCCATCATCCTCACGTATTCCTTATCTTGTAGAGATACCTTCCAAGCTTTTTCGTCAGCGATATAGGCTGCCCGGATATTCTGTTTTACACTTGGAATCCGTTTGACTAGCTCCACTAATCTTGGATGGTATGGGAAGGCTAGTTTGAAGCAGTTGGGGGTAGTAGTTACGCAAAATGGGGACGGCGGTATCATGATGCAAGTTGTTTGACTTTACGTGGTTTACGTGATTTAATTTTCTTTCCGTTCATTATTATGTCAACCCCTGCATCATTCATAGCCTGCTGGAATTCCGCAACCTCTTGATTGAAGTCTGTACCGGCTTCTGGAATGGCGTCCGGTTGTACGTCTGCGTTCGCCGTGTCTTCCTCAAACGGAAGTTCCTGTTGTACAATTCGCCATTTTTTGTTGAACAGATACTCTTTGACTTCGAACTCACAGGATTGGATTTCCTGTTCCAGCTCGAAGGCATTGATATACGATTCATTCTCATTATTGAACATGGTGAACGGAGCGCATAGGTTCAGAACTTTTCCTGTTTTGAGAAAACGTTTGGCTACCAGAGTAACCCCTTCATTATCTCCATCTCCGCCAATGGAATATCCTGTAACGTCAAGCACCTGTCCTATGATATCAGGCACTTCATCTACTGATTCTATACCGTCCACTTCTTTCTGTTCTGTAAGCAAAGCGGCGTGGGGATTCAGCTTGCTGAACGCATTGATAAGGTCTGATGTTACCAGGTTCTTGCCTTCTACGGTGGTTGTACC